AGCACTTTGTCCAATCATATTTGACTCTTGAACTTCAATTCTTGCAATTTTTTCTAAATGATTATTAATTTCCATATAGATCGTTGCATTTGAAATAGCATTACCTTTTTTACCATTGGTAAATTTATCTAAATATTCTTGTAAATGTTTTACAAACATTATTTATCCTCTATTATTTGTTTAAGACCTCTTATTAAGACATCTTTTTCAACTAACTCACTTTCTAATTTTAATAGTTTAGCTTTTAAAGCTTTTGTATCTTTAATTAATTCTTCGTAAGTTCTAACTTTTAATTGTAATTGTTCTATTTGACGTTCTAAATCGTGCTCACCTCTATCATCTTTGTATACTTTCATGTATTGACTTTATAGGATAGTTCCCTTAAATTGTCAACTATGGGTGTACCAAAAAGATTAACAGAAATGCAACAAAGATTCGCTGAGTTTTTAGTATTCGGAGGACCAGAAGGACCAATGACTAAACGTGAGGCTGCTGTCGCTGCTGGTTATAGTAAGGACAGAGCAATGCGTGAAGGGTCAGAACTAACTAATCCAAAATATTCTCCACTTGTTGTAAAATATATTGGTGAACTAAAAGAAGAAAGATTACGTAAACATGAAGTGACTTATGAAGGTCACATTGCAGAGCTTGCTAGATTACGTGAAGCCGCTTTAAAGAAGGGATCATTCTCTTCAGCAGTGAATGCGGAAGCAAACAGAGGCAAAGCAGCAGGATTATACATAGATAGAAAAATAATAAAAACAGGAAAATTAGAGGACATGTCAGAACAAGAGCTAGAAGCAAAAATGAAACAGATTTTAGACGACTACTCGCAGATAATTGATGTGACACCTAATGAATCCGAGTTATCTTCTTCACACAAGAAGTTGGAAACACCGATCTCTCAGAAAACGAAATAGAACCATCATCATCAACATCATAACCTGCAAAAATTCTTACAGTGTCTTTGTCTTTGCTGAATAACCACCCTTCACTTACAGGTGTTGCTAGTTTCATATCTTTAAATTCTTTAACAGTACCCCAGCCGCCCTCAGTGATGATATCAATCCAATCTATACGTACACGTTTGTATGGAAACTTGACAGCCTGTTTTACCAGTTTAGGTTTGTTGTAACTATTTATTCTTCTGGATTTTTTCTTAGGCATAATTATTTTTACTCTTTCGACACCTAAATGACAATTTATTTTTTTGTTGCGCTAAAAATAAAAAAAAGTTGAGAGGTGTCGCAAACCACTGAAATGAGGCTATAAGCGTTGGTATATATGAATAGTAGCTTCGACACCCCCCCCGTCGCAAGGGTATCGCAAGGGTATCGCAAGTGTCGACATTTTTGCCCAAATTCACCCAAATTGTACCCTTTTGACGCAGTTTGGACCAAAGTTCGACACCTTTGCGACACCCTGCCGACACCCTGCCGACACCCATTCTATACTTCATTATCCTATAAAACAAGTTTGTCTGCCTTATTCTCGCCATACTTTCGCTCGTATTCTGCCTCAATCTGTATCATAAGATCCGTGATCCCTGTTTCGTCCATCTTGACCACCTGTTCCATGGCCCGTGCTACAAGATCCTTCTGCCTTTTTATTGCCTTATTCTTGACCTGTACAAGGTCTATGCCCCATCTAGTTTGATCCGTCATTAAAATCCTCCGCTTTCATTGGTGTTGTTCTTTCTTTCTCATCATGAATTAAATCATGATACATGTCTAATCTTTTTAAAAATTTATGTTTAAAGGCTCGAAGTTCTGGTCCTTCGACTTTGAACTCTTGATAATATAAGTCAGGCGTGCAAACCATGATAACTCCTTGTCGGATCGCTGATCCGTAAACATAGTCGTGTGCCATGGCGTACGCTGCGATTTGAAGATAATAATCTTCGATCCATTCTTTCTTTTTCGGACGATTGGCTTGCTTGAAGTCAACAATAGTTTCAAGACCGTTATGCGAACAAACCAAGTCTGTTTGACCTGCGTATAGGCCCGGATAATGTAACGTAACTTCGGAACCATAATACTCATCCACTGGCGCAAGACCCACTTCCATAATTTTTTCGGCCATGGGCTTCGCCGCCTGTCCGAGTTCTGTAAGATCATCGTAACCAACATCTGTGATAAATGACTCGAGGTATTTATGCATACTGGTACCCCTTGCACTAGATACATTCTTGATTCTGTCTGCTTCTTGTTCTCCAACTTTAGCCTTCCATTGTTTTAAAAATTCTGTATTTTTGGTGGCTCCTAATATCGTAGTTACACTAGGAAGTCTATAAGAACTTATCTCATAGACACGTTTTCCAGTAGAAGGATCCGTGATTTGTTTTCCCTCTAAATAATTGTATTTATTACTTTTCTTCATTATCAATTACAAACTTATTTATTATAAAAAAAACAATAAGTGCACCAATAAGTGTTGCACCCATACCAAAGAAAAACATACCTATCATAATTTATTTTGTAATTCTTTTAGGTAATCTTCTTCATCTTTACGTTGTTTGGCTCTGACAATATCTACTTGTTTATTCCATGCCCAGGTATTTATTCTACCAGACCAACCCATCACCCATATATAAAATTTAAACATCATTCTAAACTCATCACCTTTCTATATTCATTAAGATCTATAACTTCACCATTCATAAGTTTATTTTCTGAATAGTGTTGTATTATTTGTTGTACCTTTTCTAACTTTGTATGTGACCAAGGCCAGATTAAACAACATACATAATATGCGTCTCTAAATGTACAACGCCATTTATATTGCATAAGATATGGTGTGCCGTCAACTCTTTTACCCTTCCTTGGTTTCTTACGTAGCGTGCCCACACCTAATACTTCGTGAACCCACATCAACACAGATCGATCAGTCATGGTTATCTCCATACTTATACGCATGGAGTTAGACAATCTATAACCATCACCATTGTGTTTTTTCTTTTTTTCTATACCCCGTTTAAAATGTATTGATCCTTCTCCATCAAACAATCCAGCGATATATGCTTTGTCTGTATCAGCAACTCCGGAATCATTTAACATTAATGCACCGTTACCATTTCTTCATCGTAATCATATAATTCTCCCTGCGAGTCACAGTCCCAACATTGATGAACCATATCTTCTTTTTCATAAATGCATGCGACTTTTACGTAACCATTACCCTTACAGGTAGGACATATGTATACTTGTTTAACTTTTTTTGAACTTGCCATTTAACTTTTTCGCTTTCTCGTTTGCTATTGCTTCAATTGTTTTAGCTACACTTAACTTTGCATCGGGCAAAATTAACTTCGACAATGTCTCTAAAACCTTGTATGTTTCTTTTGTTAGAGAAACATTTTTGTATTTACTCATGTCTGTCATGTTTGTTTCCTTTCATAATTAGGTTTTATATATAGGGTAATTTATAGGATTGTCAATGATAAAAATGGTTTTAAGTTTAATTATTTGTTCACAGGTGGCTAACACTTGTCTTGAACCCTATGTCTGGCCTACCACATTTGATACCCAATATGACTGCTTAATGTATGGATATGAAGAATCCATGAATAAAATGTTAGAGATAGGTAAAGAAGAAGTCAATAGATATAACATGTTTATCAAGTTTTATTGCACTCCAGAAAATACAATTTGACAATAATATAAATTTTTGATAGTGCTGAAGTTCAATCTTCTCACCATTACCTACCCTTACTATTTCCCTCTTTAGGGTAGGTGTTTTTAATTCATATCAATACAAAGTTTACCATTTAAATGATCCATTTCGTGTTGAATAACACGAGCAGGAAAATTATAAAAAGTTTTATAATGTTCTTTCCCATGTTCACAAAACCATTTTAAACCTACATATATATGTCTTCTAACATTACTCAGTTGACCTAGACAAGATAAACATCCTTCTTCTTCAGTTAATTTTTCTTTAGATTGTTTTTTAATTATAGGATTAATAAATACTTGAGGATTATTTCTTTCATTAGATATATCTATTACAAATATTTTATTAGACGAGCCTATTTGATTAGCTGCTAACCCTACACCATTATTTTTATACATTTCTTCAATCATAGTTTTGATTAATGATTCGTGGTCCGTGTTTAGTGGTAAATCAACCATTACAGTTGGTTCACGTAAAAATTTATTAGGGTATTTTATTATCATAATTCATATCAAACCAGCTGCTTTCCGTGCACGTACTCACAGCCGGCCAAACTCCAGGTTGCTACCCTACTTATGTATTTTTCAGGTCAATGCTAACGTACAGG